AATGCCACAAATTATACAGGATGGGGAAACGCTGTTGCAGCATCAACCATTACTTTAGAACCAGGACTTTGGTCTTTAGGTAACTGGGGAGCTGTCCTTGTTGCAACAATTTCTAATGGGAAAACATATACTTGGAATTCTTCAATTGCTGCACGTTTTACAACTCGAGCTTCAACAACGACAACAAGTTATGTGACAGCTCTTACTGGAGACGATGGTAATCCAACAGCAAGTAGAATGACTTTGATTTCTCCAACGACTCGACACTTAATTCATTTAGGAACCGAAACAACGATTGGTACTGCATCAACTCAAGATGACATGTTTCTTAGGTTTTCAGATCAGGAAGCGATTAATGTATATCCCCCTTCAGCAACGAACAGCGCAGGAACTTACAGATTACAAGATGGTTCCAAAATTATGGGAGGAATTGTAGCTAAAGAAAATATTTTAATATGGACCGACAATGCTTTGTATTCTATGAAATTTGTAGGAGCTCCTTTTACTTTTGGATTTGAACAGGTGGGTACAAATTGTGGACTCATAGGTCAAAATGCTGTTGTTGAAATTGACGGGGTTGCCTATTGGGTTGGCAATAATGGTTTTTTCTCCTTTGATGGTACCGTTAACAATCTGCCGTGCAGTGTAGAAGACTATGTCTTTGATGATTTTGATACCACTAAAGGACAACAGGTAAATGCAGGAATTAACAATTTGTTTACAGAAGTTATTTGGTATTATCCGACGCAGGGAGCCACTTATAATGATCGATACGTCGTTCATAATTATGGTGAATCACAAAAACTTCCTATGGGAAATTGGTATATAGGAAGTAATACTAATTCTATTAGAACGACTTGGATTGATTCTATTATCTATCCTCAACCCTACGCGACTCAGTTTAATAGTACGGCAACCGGAACTTTTCCAAGTATCATTGGAGAAACAGGATTAGGTCAAACTGTTTATTTTCAACAAGAAACGGGAACCGATCAGATTAATCCAGATGGTTCTACAACCACTTTAACATCTCATATTCAGTCTTATAATTTTTCATTGCAAAAAGATCAAACAGAAGTCTTTTTAGCTATGAGAAGATTTATTCCTAATTTTAAACTTTTAACGACTAAAAATACAGTCACAATTAAACTCAAAGATTATCCTTCTGATACATTAGCGAATAGTGATTTAAGTCCTTTTACTGTTTATCCAACGACTCAAAAGATAGATACCCGAGCGAGTGGAAGATACGCAAGTTTAAGAATTGAAAATGATGGAGCTGCTGAAAACTGGAGATTTGGAACTTTCCAAGTAGATCTACAACCGGACAGGAGAAGGTAATGGCTAGATTAGATAATCCTTTTTTAATGAATTTACTTCAATCAACTCCTGAAGTACAGGCAGGTTATATGCCTAGAGATATTTCTCGTCTACACGGTTTATATCAACCACCTACTGGCCCTTTATATAATGTAAATCTAAATCCCGCAACTGATTTGGGTGGAGATCCTACCAAATATGTGGACATAGATCAGGATGTTATTAATAAAATGGAAGACACCTATATTGATACAGGAGTTGAGCCAGATATGAGTAAGATAAAAGGTTCAGAATATAGACTTCGACCCGACTTAATTCCAGAAATGTTTCAAATGTTGCGTCCTGCAATAAATACATTTGAAAGAGAAGGAATATTAGCAAACAACTTAGGGTATACAATGGAAAATCCATTAAACACAGAAATTGGTTTAACGAGTCCTATTAATATAGCTAAAGAGACTACGGATCTTGTTGGAACCAACCCCACTAGCCCAAGAAATTCAGAAATGATATTTAGGGGGACAGGAGTTGATGCTCTTCCTCACTTGGACACTGGAAATAAAAAATTAAGTGATCAGAAGATGAGGGATCTTAATTATGAGTATCCTGAAAATATTAACAGAGAAGCATTGAATACATTACGACACGAAATTTCTCATAATGTAAATGAACTTCCTAATTATGTAGATTCAACCAATTTTGCTAGAGATATAAATATGAATGAATTGTTTGGAATACCAAATGCAATTGGATCTAATCCTTTAGGTTATTATGATTCTGACGATATGTCAGACAAAGATAAGGAAGAATTATTTAATAGAGCTAAAGATTCTTATTATGAAAGAAACTTGGCCTACTATCCTCCTTCTAGCCAACCTTATATGTCAGATTTTTTTATAAAAAATAAACTTCAAAAATTTAATCAAAACAAGCGACCCTGGTCGTCTTCAAATACTTATCAAAATTATATTAAACCCCAAGTCAAACAACATTTTAATCAAATGCAATTTGACAAACAACAGAGAGCAGCCAATAGAGGTGAAGGTTATTATGGACATAAAGATTATAAGGGTGGCTTTGCAGGGAATGTAACACAAAAAGGCCCTGGACGAAGTAAGGACGATAGAATGGCTGATGGTGGACTTATAGATTTATATAGATACGGAGGATTTATTTAATGACAAAAATAGTGGTACGATTACCAGAACCTAAAAAAGAATATTCAGAAGATAATCAAAGACAAATTAACAGAACTTTGGCTTCTATGATACAACAATTGAACTCAACTTATTTACAACCCGACAAGGACGATACAGAAAGGTTTAATTTCTTTTTATCATAATGGCAAACGTATATAAAAATATTCAGGCAACAATTACTTCATCAGCTTCTTATGATGATATGTATACTTCACCTGATGCTACAACTTCTATTGTTAAAACAATAAAATTATACAATACTCACGGAAGTAATTTAGTAGTAGATATTAAAGTATATGATTTATCTAGTACTACCGATTTTGAATACGATACAGTTACAGTTGTTGCTAGTGATAGTGTAGATTTATTAACTTTCAATAACCTTTTAGTATTAGAAGCAGGAGATATTTTAAAAATGCAAACACCTACGGGCAATAAAATTGAAATGACGGCTGCGATATTACAAATAACTAGACCTTCTGAGGTCACAACCACATAGGAGAAAAATGCCTTTTATAGAGCAAAAAGCAAAGAGCGAATACAAGATAATAGATGGTAAAAGAACTCATGTAATTACCCCTGAGTGTGAAGTAACCATCACTAACATGGAAACAGGTAAAGAATACTTCTCAGATAAAGAGGCTGATAATGATGTTAATGACGGTGCTACAGCCACTAAAAGAGAACACATCCGAAGGGATGTTCATATTAAAGTAGCCGCGATTCAGTTAGGCGCGGACAGTGGAAAGGTATAATACATTGACGATGAACACAAAACCTAGTAAATTGATATATCATAGCGTAATTTCAAGCTTCGCGTCCTTGCACTTTCACAACAATTAAAGAGACATTATGGGATTTTTAAAAAAAATAACTAAACCAATTTCAAGAGTATTAGACAAGATCGTACCAAACGAACTTAAACCTTTATTACCGTATATGGCTGCATTCGCACCGTTTATGATGGGACCTACAGGAATTATGGGATCGGGAATGTTACAAAGAGGTTTAATGTCTGGAGGAGCAAATCTTTTATCACAATTAGCACAAGAAGGAAGTGAAGGAGAATTTGATGAATTATCTTTAGCTTTAGCTTCAGGTATTGGCGCATTAAGTGCACCAGGCACTGCTGGGAGTAGAGCTATGCATCCCGAAGGATTTGTAGTAGAAGGAGCGGGAACTCCAAGCGCACAACAATTTTTAATGGATAAAGCTGGTGCAATGGATCCGGGATGGATGAGAAGTGGTACAAAAGCTTTAGGTACAGGTGCAGGATATTTAAAAGGCGCAGGAGAAACTTTAAGAACAGATCCATTTAGTATACCGGGCATGAAAGCAGCCCTCGTTCCGGCAACAGCAGGTACAGCAGATTTAGCTAGAATTACAGCGGAACAAGAATTAAAAAGACTTGAAGATGAAGAAGAGGAAACAGGTATAGGAATTAATGATGAAGGTAGAAGAATAGCGATCCGCGCAGCGATGGAAGCTGCGGGTCATCTTGAAGATACTATTTTAGATGCATTAGCATCATTAGGATTAAAAGAAGGTGGAATTGTAAGTTTAAAAAATGGAGGACAATTAGTTAAACGCGGACCGGGGAGACCTGGTTATGCTGGCCGATGGGATGATCCAGGTATGTCACCAGGAACTCGACAAGATTATACACCAGGACAAGGTCATAGAGATAGATATGTAGAACCGAAAGGACCAACACAAGGACCATCTAAAGAAGACATTCAAATGATTCAGGAAACTATAAAAGAAGTTCCAACAAAAGTTATTGGAAATGAAATAAGAAATCTATT